TAAAAAGAATCCACAGTTATATACCCCTGAAGAGGTGGCATATGCTAAACTAGTAAAGAGGTTAAACAAGAAACGTGGCACCGATTGATAATGTATATACCAAGGACGAAGTTGATCAGTTGATTGAAGCTGCAGTAGCAGAAGCAAAAGCAATTGATGAAGAATCAATGCGTCAACATAACATTAAAGCAACTATTATTAGTATGATCCTTGGTCTGATCTGTCTTGCGTTATTTGTTGATGGATTGTTAAGAATATTAGGAATCATCCCTCCATTTATGGACTTGGATGTTAATGTTATTGATGATATTATAGATACTGTAGAGGATGATATAATGCCTCTCGTACAACAAGCTAAAGGTTATATACCGAGAATATAATGGGTGATATATTATATGCTGTGACTGTTTTGATTCTTTTGTTCTTCGGCATTAGACTGATGGCAAATGGATGGAATCTAATGACGACAGAACCCTATAGAAAACCAGAAGGAAAACCAATCCATCCAGAGATGGCAGATGTTCCTGATGGTGAGGAGTTAATGATTATTAATTTTGAGGAAGAGGAGATAGATCCTTTACATGCATCATTACAGGATCGTATTAACGAACTCAAAGATGATGACGATGATGATGGTGGTTCTTTAGTTCCTGCTGTAAGATGACAAAGATTGATACTCAAGGATTAAGTGGACCTGCTGATCCCAATGCTCCCAAGACACCATGGAAGTATGCTGATGGGTATCCTCCCATGGAAACCCCAAAGAGAACTCTCTTTACTGATATGTTTAGAAAAGAATTGAAAGAATTAATTAATGAGGTACTAGACGAAAGAGAGAAGAGATATTATGAGAAAGAAGATGACTCTTGGTTGTATAGAGGTACATATTGATGTGGGATGTTGAGATGATTAAAGATTTTCCTAAAGAGTATAAGGAAATGAATAAGAGTTTATCAAAAAGGCAGATAGAGATCCTTGATGGTGCAGAACTTAAATCCCATGAGGGTATGGTATACGGTGCAATGTATGCAGACTGGAAGAGGATAAAAGGTTTGACATGAGATTAGGAGTCCTATGTTCGGGTAGTGGGAGTAATTTCGAGAACATAGTGCGAACTTGTGTCAACCATGAAGTTGTGTTAATGATACATAACAAACCACTGTGTGGTGCTAGGGATAGAGCAGCAAAGTTTGGTATTCCTTGTGCCTATAGTACTAATGAGAATTGGATGATCAATGAACTTAAGTGGGCAAGTGTTGATCTAGTTGTTCTTGCTGGGTATATGAAAGTATTATCAGAACATTTTGTTAATTCTTTTGATCATATTATTAATGTTCATCCATCATTACTACCAAAGTATAAAGGATTACATGCTGTTGAACGGGCATTAGAGAGTGGTGATAAGGTTACTGGTTGTACTGTTCATCGTGTCACCAAAGAGCTTGACAGTGGTGCTATAATAAGACAGGCAGAAGTTCCAATACTTCCCGATGATACCGTCGAATCATTAACAAGACGTATTCAGTTACAAGAATATTGTGTTTTACCTTATGTGATTAATACTTATGACTACAGAAGAATGGGTTAAACAAAATGGAGGGTATGAATATACTCCTGGTGATGAACCCAGCACCAGAATTTCTAGAACATTTCCAGTAGATAGGGATATCCTTAAGGAGGTTGTACGAGAGTGCGTTGTAGAGGCACTGAAGGACTGGGAAAGGGGCGTGGAGTATCTTCATAGTCCAACCAGCGATGAAGGGAGATACTACTGCTCTAGACCTGACTGTGAGGGTGTGAGATTTAAAGAGGAGGTTCCTGGTATTGATATATCAGATCAAGGACCTGGATTATTACCAGAAAATTATGGAGGTACAGATTGATGCCAAAGAAACATCAGATTAAATCATCAAGGTATTATTGGTTCTGGGGTTTGTGTACGATAGCAGTATGTTCTGGACAATTATATGTTGGAGCAGGGTATCGTAAGATGGCAAACAGTCTTGAAAGGGTTCTTGATACTATTACATTTCAAATAGAGAGACCACCATTGATTAGATTGGATCCTCCTCCTCATCCTATGATCATTCCAGATAAGGATTGGTCTTAACCATTAAAAAACCCCCTTAATAGGGGGTTTTGTTTATTCAGTTGGTAGTCGTTAAACTAAAATCTCCTTACATATTCGTTTGCATGAGGATGTCTCGTCTTCGCATTCAATTAGACAGTCGTAGTAATCGTTGATTCTGTCGTCCATATCTTGGACATCTGTGTCATTTGACACGTGCCAGTCTGCTAATTGATTTTGTGACATTAGATTGTGAGACATTTAAACTAGACCTCCTTTAACTTTGAACACATAACGAATCGGTTTCGTTCATTGGTCTACCCATAATTCTACTACTATATATGTATGGGGATCCTAACAATTGTCTTGATCGTAACAAATATAAATGCCTACTCCATTACCGACACCAATTTTTGAAGTACTAGTCTTGTTTCTAGGACTATTGTGGTTGGGAATCTTTGTTAGCAGTTACAAACCTAATGAGTAATTATACCTTGACAGGATTTAATATTTACTATATAATTATGTAACGTTTCTTTACGAACTATGACATCCTCATCAGCTACAGTTACAACCGAAGACGGTGGTCGCCAAAATGTGTTTGCCAAAGAGCCACAAATGGAAATCATCGACAAGAACCAGTGGGCAGAAGCAGAACTTCTTAACGGTCGTCTTGCAATGATTGGTATTATTGCTGGTCTTGGAGCTATTATTACAACAGGTCAAATCATTCCAGGAATTTTATGACAGACATACAACTAGCATTGTTGTACCCTTTCCTGCCTTGTTTGACTCTTTTGATCATTTATTTCTTCACTGTTGGTGTAGATGATAGTGATGACGATGATCAAGGTGGGGGAGGTATCATGACTCCTGTGTATGTTCCAGCGTCTAACCCTGCCTAAAATGTATCAAGTATTATTTCTAGCAGCAACTGCTGCATATGTTTTTATGGATGGAGGACAGTACGTTCTCCAATGATCTATCTTTATCTTATTCCTAGAGATCTTCTAGAGTTTAGTACCTTTATGACTGTGGGTCTTACCATGGGTTACATGGGGTTACTATGAAAGAAGAAGCAATTAAAATTCTTACCAGGTATGGATATTCAGGTCCATCTGTAGTGGAATGTGCTACTGAATGGGAACAGAAAGGTCACAAGATCACAGCAGGGCTTGTCAAATACTACCAAGCATACTATAATGCATAAAGAAAGGGGTCTTACGACCCCTTTTTAATTAAGCACCTGTGGCGGTGTCATATTCTGGAGGGTCGTTGTGACCACCTAGAGGATGCAGTGTCACATGTCCTTCATAGACAGGTGGACCTGCTTCAGGTTGATGCACGTGACTATCTAACTTCGCATTAATATCGTGAAGTAAGTTTAGTGCTTCGTGAATTGGGTCAGGACCTTCAAAGTGAGGGTCTTCACCTCCTTGATCAGCATCTAGTCTATGATGGAGATCCTCTACCTTTTGATTAAGGTTGTGTAGTAGAGATAATGCTTCATCTACACGAGGATCTGGTTGATAACCACCATCAACATGGAATTCTCCAGGTGGTGGATAGTAATTGGGATCTGGAAATTCTGTACCATCAGGTACAGGGTATGTATTTGGATCTGTTGATCCAGGGACTTGATTAGGATCCCCAGTAGATTGTGTCATTGTTTTTTAGTCAATGTGCATAAATATTTAGGGTGGTAAGGGCAAGACCGAACCGATGAATTCCAAAAGGCAGTGCGTGCTCGTAAGTCCTTTGGATGGCTGGGGCCGAAAGGCATAGTTCCGAACACAAATAAGTCCCCCCGCTGATACAATGGGGCTGAGTATAAGCAGCATATGTATCTCCACCTCTTATCCTACCCCAAACCGAGACCATGGGGAGTGTCGGATGACACACGTCTCTTATCTTACAAGTACAAACGCTCTATTAACGAATGACAACTCTTCAAAAGAGAGAGCAGTCGCCGCTATCTAACTGGAACGTGTTCTGTGATTGGGTAACCAGCACAGACAATCGCTTGTACGTTGGTTGGTTCGGAGTCCTTATGGTTCCTTGCCTTCTTGCTGCAGCTACTTGTTTCATTATAGCGTTCATCGCTGCTCCACCTGTCGATATCGACGGGATCAGAGAACCAGTCGCTGGTTCTATCATGTATGGAAACAACATCATTTCTGGTGCTGTAGTTCCATCTTCAAACGCAATTGGTATGCACTTCTATCCCATCTGGGAAGCAGCTACTCTAGACGAGTGGTTGTATAACGGAGGACCATATCAGTTAATCATTATGCATTTTCTCATTGGTATCTGTGCTTACATGGGTAGGCAGTGGGAATTATCATACCGTCTAGGTATGCGTCCTTGGATTTGTGTTGCTTACAGTGCTCCAGTTTCTGCTGCGTTCGCTGTGTTCCTCATCTATCCTTTCGGACAAGGATCATTCTCTGACGGCATGCCGTTGGGAATATCAGGGACATTTAACTTTATGTTAGTGTTCCAAGCAGAGCATAACATTCTCATGCATCCTTTCCATATGGCAGGTGTAATTGGTATGTTTGGTGGTGCTCTGTTCTCTGCTATGCATGGTTCACTAGTAACATCTTCCTTGATTCGGGAGACCACCGAGAATGAATCACAAAACTACGGATACAAGTTCGGACAAGAAGAAGAAACCTACAACATCGTTGCAGCACACGGGTACTTCGGAAGACTCATTTTCCAGTACGCTAGCTTTAACAATAGTCGTAGCCTTCATTTCTTCCTTGCTGTATTCCCTGTCGTATGCATATGGTTGACCTCTATGGGTATCTCAACTATGGCATTCAACTTGAATGGTTTTAACTTTAATCAATCTATTTTGGACAGTAAGGGTAAGGTAGTTCCAACGTGGGCAGACGTGCTCAACAGGGCTAACCTAGGTATGGAAGTAATGCACGAGCGTAATGCTCACAACTTCCCTCTTGACCTTGCTGCAGTTCCTGATGATGGATTGCCTATTGCTCTTAAATCACCTGCTGTAGGATAATGGAAGTTCTAATTATCCTGGCTATGGTTGGTGGTGCTGCACTAGGTGCATGGAAGATGACTCCAAAGGGTTGACAACAAAACTGAATATGATATAATAAGGGGGTACTACACCCCCTTTTTTAATGACGTTTTTAGCGTGGTTTGGTTTCGTGTTGGTCCTTATCATATTTCTTGTCAGTATAGTACATTATTATAATCCACATCATTAGTATGAATGAACCATTTTTGAGAGGAAAAGTTAAGAGTGTATATGATGTAGATGGTGATGCACAGAGAGTCCTTATTGAATTTCATGATAAGGTAACTGCCTGGAATGGTCAGCACGTGGAGTATCCTAAAGATAAAGGTGCTACGTGTGCTCTCATCTCTGCATTACTATTTGAGATGTTAGAAAAGAATGGAATTAAAACTCATTACATTGAGCTTCCTTCTCTCAACACTATGTTGTGTAGGAAACTTACAATCATTCCTTTGGAAGTTATCTGTAGGAACATCGCTGCTGGTAGTATTGTTAAGTCTACTACCATTAACGAAGGCACACTTATACAACCTCCTATTGTTGAGTTTTTCTTGAAGGATGATAGTAAAAATGATCCACTCCTTACACCTGATCGTGTAAGATTAATGGGTCATGATCCTGATCCATTGGTTGAGAGAACTCAAGAAATTAATCACCATTTACAGTCATTGTTTACACTGTGTGGTATAGACCTAGTAGATTTTAAATTGGAGTTTGGATACGATGCTCACGGCGATTTATTCCTGGCTGATGAACTATCACCTGACAACATGCGACTCTGGAAGAAGGGTACAAAAGAACGTTTCGACAAAGATCTCTTTAGAAAAGACGAAGGAGATATAGTTGAAGCATACAAATATATACTACAGTACTTAAGACAATTTGCAACATGACAACAGATCTTTGGGAAGATATGGAAAGACTCAATGCTCTTTATGAAGAGTTATGTTGGGAACACGATGAGGACTTGCAATTTACTATTGATGGTGATAAGATAGTTATTACTAATCTAGATAGGCAAGAGAATAACTAATGGAAGTTACTTTATATACTATAAAAGGTTGTAACTACTGTGAGATGACAAAAGAATTGATGCGTAGAGCATCATTGGATTATACTTTAGTGCTTGTCGGTAGAGACATGACTAAAGCACAGATGGAAAAGAAGTTTCCTCTTGCTAAAGGTTATCCCTATGTTGTCATTGATGGTAAGGAATTCCCTGGCCTTCATGCAACAGCAAAGTATCTTATTAAAGAAGGATTAGTTAGTTCCAGGACCAACCCCAAAAAATGATTAAGATACCAAGGAAAGAATCTGATGAAGATGCCATAAATAAAGGCGTGGAACTAATGATAAGGAGGGCTAAACGAGACTCACCATATAAAATGAGTCGGGGTTTAAAAATAAATCAAACCTTTGTCCTCTTTAATAAGCAGTTAAGTTTTAAACTTGAGTTTACTTGGGAGGATGTAGACACAATTTAACGGAGAATACTATGCCATCCACAGAAGTTTTATTTTTTTCAGGTGTTTCGATCATATTATCCCTTATTCTCGGAGGAATAATTGGGTGGGTAGCAAATGATTTTCTTTACAATTTTATGCACACGAGAGCAAACTTACCTGAACATCCAGAGATGTATGACGACCAAGGTCTTGTTATCAATGAAGAATTACTTACAGTAAAATTCGTGGATGAAGATGAAGTTTACGAAGACGACTAAATAAATTAGAAAATATTATTCCTTTTGACAAATGAAACTATTGATATCTGAAGTACTACAGAAGGTACATAACGCAAAGACAAAAGCAGAAAAGGTTAAGATCCTTAAGGCAAACAATACTGATGCTCTACGTTCAATTCTTATTGCAAACTTTGATGAGAGTATAGTTTCTATGCTTCCAGAAGGTACAGTTCCTTATGAAGCTAATGAGGCACCTGTAGGAACAGAACATACGTTATTGGAGAAAGAGTATCGTAAGTTATATCTTTTCTTTAAGGGTGGATCTACTTCTTTGAGACAGACACAACGTGAGAATCTTTTCATTCAGATGTTGGAAGGGTTGAGTAAAGAAGAGGCAGAACTTCTAATACTTGTTAAGGATAAAGCATTGAATAAGAAGTATAGAGTTACACGTGCATGTGTAGAGACTGCATTTCCAAAAATTGAATGGGGGAATAGAGGAGGATGAAAATATTATATGAGAACTGTGATCCTAAATTAGCACAGAACAAACGTCTTCCATACACATCATATCTTGTTGAGTATTTAAAGGATGGAAAGCTTTGCTATGATTTAGCAATGGGTGATAAGCAGTCTGATATTTTTGATCATTACTGGGATAACTACAAGCAAGGATTGCAGAAAATGTCACAGTCTGGTGGGCAGGTTAATCCTAATAGATGGAATGATAATATGCTGGAGAAACCAGCAAAGAAGAAAGCAAAGAAAGCAACACCTCCAAAGAAGGAAGAACCAAAGACCGAGGAGGGTAAAGATGAGGGGAGTTAGACTAACACCTGATGTTGATTACCTTTCTATGGAAGATGATCAAGGACCATTGGGTGTGTTAATCCTTCATAACACAGGTGAGATTGTGTCCATTGAGGACCGTAATGATTTTGAATACTGGTACAATAAAATAACTGAAGCACATGACTCTATCGACCAAATATAGATTGGAACTCACTGACATTTGTTGCCGAATGATTACAACTGATGGTGAAGTTTCCCTTGAAGAAAGGATATGGATGAATAAATTGTGTGAAAAGAATAGGCATGCGAAAGATTTAGCAAGTTCTTTACTGTGTCCTGACTTCATAGAAGATAGAGATCATTAAGATATCCTTAAACTGTAACAAAGATAACACATCTACTTGACTATATAATATGGGTATGTTATGATACCCACACGTTCATCCCGAAAGGGACGCAAGTAAGCCGACTCGGAACGGAATCGTTCATCCTATGTTAAACGTACTGTTGCCTGTTTTAATTGCTTCAACACCACACACTGGTCTCCTTGATTGCGAGACTTATAATTGGTTGATGGATGACCTCAAGTTTCCTGATGTCAGTCTAAACATGAAGCAAGATATAGTGGAAACGATTAAGGATGGAACAGACCCAGGATGTTTTAAGGACGCAAAAGCCGACTAAAGGAACGGATTAAAAACCCAACTACTTTAGGAGTAAATCCAATGGCAAAAGTTACCTACCGTGGTGTCGAGTATGATACCAACAAAAAGAAGTCATGTGACAAGCAAGTTTCCGAACTTGTTTACCGTGGCATCAAGCATGTAGAACGTAAAGTTGTATGTGTATAAAGTAACCCTTACTTACATATTTGAAGACCCCTCTTGACAGGGGTCTTTTTTTATAATATAATATGTACCATGTAATTAAATAGATGTTACACATGAGAGATCAATTATTAAAAGCTGTCCTAGCACATGCTAATGGAGAGATTGCGAAGCATAGAGCAAACGTAGAAGTATACCTAGAACATCCGATGGGTATTGGAGAACACTCTGATATCACTGAAGCAATTCAAGTAGAGTTGGATAAGATTGCTAGGTATCATGATCAGATTGAAGTAGTCAATAAGTATTTCAAATGAATCTTGATAGGGAGAGGATCAAACTAATTGTTAGGAACCTTAAACTTTTAGTTGAAGCTTTGGAGTCTGAAGTTTATTCAGATGTTGATTCTTATCGACCAAGTAACTATGATGTAGGAGATGATGACGATGGATATGCAGACTAATGAAAACAGTTAAGATCTTTGGATGGACACCACCACAGAGACCTTGGTGGATGAAGGAGTACATGCAGTACCCTAGACCTGTTAGGGTACAACTCTTTCTGTTGTTGATCCTAACACTATCATCTTGTACATCTACTGTCATACAAGTAGGTTCAGTGTTGACAACACCAGCAGAGCATGCTAAAATCTGTGAGTGAAAATCAGTTTTTGATCTCATGAAACTGGAAAAATTTTTTCCAGGTAAAAATTGCTGAAAAAGATGAAACGAAAAGTTAAACTTCGAGCTATCAAAAAAGCATTACGTAAACCAGATCTTTATTCAAATGAAGAGTATAATTATTTGATGTCTGGATTTTACGATGAGTTAGTGAAAGACGAACTACGCAAACAAAATAATAAGAGGAAAGGATTTGGTTATGTCCAACGTGAAACTGGTATCAGTGACTCCGAAATCGGAGGAGACGATGGGTTACGTAGCGAGAGTGAGCAACCCGAACAACCAGGACAACCCGAAAGTAGCGGGTCTACTTAAGTATTGTATCAAACATCAGCACTGGTCTGTCTTTGAACAGGCACACATGACCCTGGAGATTGAAACTACTAGGGGCATTGCTGCACAGGTTCTACGTCATAGATCCTTTACCTTCCAAGAATTTTCTCAAAGGTATGCTGATGTCTCATACATTAGAGAGAACATACCTTTGCCTGATCTACGTCGTCAAGATGATAAGAACAGACAAAATAGTATTGATGATTTAGATTCATCGAAGGTTCAAGAACTTAATAAAGAGATGAGAGCTCTCTTTGATCAGAGTATTGATCTGTATAAGAAGATGCTTCATGCTGGTGTTGCAAAAGAATGTGCAAGGTTTGTACTGCCTCTTGCTACGCCAACCCGTATCTATATGACAGGTTCATGTCGTTCATGGATCCACTATATAGATCTACGTTCTGGACATGGAACACAAAAAGAACACAAGGAGATTGCTGAAGCATGCCGTGAGGTATTTGTAGAGCAGTTTCCTATTGTATCACAAGCATTGGAGTGGAATTAATGCCAACATACCCTGTAAAACACAAAGAAACTGGAGAGAAGAAAGAACTCTCAATGACCATGGTCGAGTATGATCAGTGGCGAAAGGATAATCCTGACTGGGATAAAGACTGGCAGGCTGGTGTAGGTAGCATGGGTGAGGTTGGAGACTGGAAGAACAAAATGAGTAAGACCCATCCAGAGTGGGATAACTTCATGAAGGAAGCATCCAAAAAAGTTCCTGGAAATACTATTGACTGGTAACTATGCCTAGAAAAAGAAGAACTACTGCACCTGACCTCAATGGTATGAGTGCAAAGATGATCAAACGTAAGAAACCAATTAATAATAACTTCTTTGTTCCTGTGACACCAATCACAGAGAATCAAAAGTTAATGGTTAAAGAGTATGATTCTGGTAAGCATCTCTTTACCTATGGGTGTGCAGGTACAGGCAAAACATTCATGGCATTGTATCTTGCTTTACGTGATGTTCTTGATGAGAATTCAGTCTATGATAAGGTATACATTGTCAGATCATTAGTGGCAACACGTGAGATTGGATTTCTTCCTGGTACTCATGAAGATAAGGCAGACATATATCAGATACCATACAAGAATATGGTAAAATATATGTTCGAGATGCCTGATGATAATAGCTTCGAGATGTTATATGAAAATCTTAAAAGTCAAGAGACTATCTCTTTCTGGTCTACATCATTCTTACGTGGTACAACTCTCGATAATGCTGTTGTTATTGTCGATGAGTGTCAGAATCTTCACTTCCACGAACTTGATACTATCATGACACGAGTTGGTCAAGACAGTAAGATTATATTCTGTGGTGATGCTGCTCAATCTGATCTACAGAGATCTAATGAACGTACAGGTGTCATAGATTTCCAAAGGATACTACAGACTATGGATGAGTTCTCATTGATTGAGTTTGGCATTGAGGATATCGTTAGGTCTGGTATCATCAAGTCATATATTATTGCGAAGATTAACCTAGGAGTATAATATGTTTGAACGTGTTACTGGTATAGTTCCAATAGAAATGAACACAGAAATGGTGGAGGGTAAGAGATATTATCTGACACCATCTGGAGAAAGGTATGCATCTATTACTACTGTTATCAGTAACAATGCAAAGAAGCAAGCAGCTCTTGCTAAATGGAGGAAGAGTGTTGGTGAGAAGAAAGCAGCAGGTATTACTCAACGTTCTACTAGACGTGGTACTAGGTATCACAAGTTGGTTGAGGACTACTTGGATAATAAGAAATTAAATATTCTTGACGTAGAAAATAAGGAACAACCATTGCCGTGGTTGATGTTTCATTCATCAGTCAAATCTATAGATAATATAAATAGGATATACCTTCAAGAAGCTGCTTTATATTCTAATGTCTTGCAGATAGCAGGACGTGTGGATTGTATAGCAGAGTATGAAGGAAAGTTATCCATCATAGATTTTAAAACATCAGCGAGACCTAAAAAGGAATATCTATTGTATGATTATTACGTTCAAGAGACAGCATATGCATGTTGTTTCAAGGAGATGTATGGTTTAGATGTTGAACAATTAGTTACCATCGTTGCTTGTGAAAACGGAGACACACAAGTAAAGATTGTCCCACCTCGCAAGGAATATCTTACTACATTACAAGACTACCTTAAAGAATATCGAGAAAGACATGCTAGAAAACCTTGAGGATAAATTTATGACCGCTGCGAAATTCTCGCAGGAAGTGGAGAAGATTGCATTCGATAATTCTATGAATTATATTGATGCTATTGTACACTACTGTGAAACAAATGAGATTGAAGTGGAATCCGTACCCAAACTAATCTCAAAACCATTGAAAGAGAAGCTTAAATATGATGCACAGAAGTTAAACTTCATCAAGAAAACATCTAGAGCAAAACTTATACTAGTCTAATGGGTAATTTCTTTACTTCCGAAATGGTTCGTGGTGACATGCAGGAAATGGCATCACTCCAAGAGTACTGTATGAAATCCATGTATGCTTTCCCTGCTCTCTCACCAGAGAAGAAGGCAGAGTATTTTACTAACTTAAGAAAGTTAATTGAAAAGCAACAGATATTTTATGCACGTCTTAAACTATCTGATGATCCAGAAGCAAAGTATTTGCTGGATAGTTTGAAGTCAGCAGCACAGATGTTTGGTGCTAGTCCACAGGAGAATGTGGATACTATGTTTGATGAGTTACTATCAAAGATAGATCACATGAAAGAAATTTTAGAGGCAGAAGGGGGTTGACTTGACCCTCTGCCTATGTTATAATGTCTTCAATGACACAAGTCAAACAAGCCAAACCTAATACATCCGAGGTAATCAATGACATTCGCAGAATTAAAGCGCAAGAAGACTAGTAATTTTGAGTTCCTTCAAAAGGAACTTGAGAAGTCCAGTACCAGCAGTGCTGGTGCCGACGAGAGACTATGGAAGCCCGAACTTGACGCTACAGGCAACGGTTACGCTGTTATCCGTTTCCTTCCTGCTCCCGAAGGGGAGTCACTCCCATGGGCAAAAGTTTATTCTCATGCCTTTCAAGGCACGGGAGGTTGGTTGATTGAAAACTGTCCCACCACTAAAGGTGATCAGTGTCCCATTTGTGCTGCCAACAATAAACTATGGAACAGTGGAGTAGAATCAGATAAAGATATTGCACGCCAACGCAAGCGTAAACTATCTTATTACAGCAACATTTATGTTGTTACTGATAAAAAGCACCCAGATAATGAAGGGAAAGTCTTCCTTTATAAGTATGGTAAGAAGATCCATGACAAGATCCTCGCTGCTATGCAACCAGAGTTCCAGGATGAGACTCCTGTGAATGTCTTTGACTTCTGGGAAGGTGCTAACTTTAAACTCAAGATTAAAACTGTAGCAGGTTTCTGGAACTATGATAGTTCTGAATTTGCTGCAACTGCTGCTCTATCATCTGACGATGATGCAATGGAAGAAATTTGGAAGCAAGCGCATAGTTTGGAAGCATTCACTGCATCCGATCAGTTCAAGGACTATGATGCCCTTGAAGGACGCTTGAACCAGGTTCTTGGTGCTAGACCATCCGTTGCAAGAGAGCAAGCGTATGAGGATGAAGTACCAGCACCCATTCCTTCTAGCATTGGAACAGCAACTAGTCCAGATACTGGTGTTGATGAGGACGATGCGTTATCCTATTTCCAGAAGTTGGCAGAAGAATAAATAGATCTATAAACCAGTCCAGATACTGGTAGTGGAGATTGAATTGCAGTTCACTCTCCTTCAGTCTAACAAAGAGAGACCCCTGCAAGGGTCTCTTTTTTTGTCTAAAAAGAGTACAGTTCTCCTCTCCAGAGTCTATCCCATTGACTTGCTGTAATATAGATCAGAGAGAACAGTACAAATAAAGTTACTACAATTCTTGACCTCATACTCCTGTCTTCTTGGAACGTAGAGATATATAATCAGATGATTCTACGTAGTTATTCTTGATCTTAAATTCTGTTATGAATGCATCTAGGTATCTTGCTTTTAGTATCCAGACTTCTCTTTTCTTTTCGTTCTCTTTTATTTCGTGATCGTATGCACTTACAGGTTGACATACTGATGATCCAGGGACAGTTATATTATCTGTTCCATCGAAGTATGTGAAGGGATTACTGTAGAAGTTTTCATCAACTCTTATACCTGCGTCTAATGCAGTTGCTTTTAGTTTTCTTCCAGTACTATCTCCTTTGACTGTGATTCCTGATTCTACTTTGATTGTCTCGTAGTATAATATTCTAGCATAAGGATCGCCATACTTAATTTCACTGTACCTTCTTACTGCATTGTCTGTCTTTGGCCAATCAAACAATGGATTGATAACATTGTTGGTTAGTAACACAACCCAATCAAGGAAGGGGTTGTCGTAATATTTTTCTGCTACTTGGTTTGGTTTTTCCCCTTCAAGTATTGCATACTTGTTCATTGCTACAGTGTAACCAAACACATCTTCATTTATTTTAAAACGTCTGAAGAAATTCTTTGCAGTACGAAATTCTGCCTCACTATATGGATAGTTAGATGGCTTAATATCGTATTCTATATCTGGTATGAGAGAGAAAAACATTAGTAGGAAGGACCGTCGCCCATATTAATTTCTTGATTGAAGATGAGTTTGAGTTCTTTAAATTGTACTGATAATTCTGTAGCAACTGGAGCTCCACCCATATATGTTGCCCAAGCACCATCAGGTGTGTTGTTTATAGTGACAGCACTAATAGCACATGGTTTGAACTGACTTACGTGTGGGTTTACTTTACCTCCTGTCATAAATCTAACCATAACAATATTTGGAACAGTTAATAGTGCTCCTGAAGTCATTGTGTTTGCTACTGTTCCCCCACCCCATTTTGGAAGCATAGCTTTCTTAAATTGTTTACATATTTGTCCTATTTCCTGTCCTTCACGGGCACTACTTGCCATCATCTTAAAGTTTAAATTAAATCCTCTCAATTCAGGAGCTTCATATAATGTTTCAACGTTTGGGTTTATTATGGTTCCACTTACTGAACTCATCAATTGGTTTGCATTAACGTTACCACCCATTGCTTTATTCATTATATTGGCAGCGGTTTTATATCCTGTAATTTTTGCGCCACCAACAATTTTATTTCCTAAATTTTTCATGTCCTGCTCTATATTATCGAGAGCACTACCAATGTCCCCAGCACCACCTATTGCTCTTGCGAATGTTTGCATACCTATACCAAATCCTGCACCACCCCAGTTAGCACCGTACTGTGCTCCAATATCTTCTGGCATGAACAGTATAATATCTTTTAAGTCTTTTGCTTTCTTTGTATTAAGTGAATCTCTACTTACACTTTGATTGTACATACCAAGTAATTGTGTCATTCCACTTGCAGAATCTTCAGTTGATTTAGTATAATCTTGACCTCTAGCATTACCAAAAGGAGGATCGTAATCAAAGAATTCAAATGAAACGTAGTCTGTACTATCTGTTATGTGTCTTGCTTTAGGGAATCTATATGCTGTAGTATTACTTGCACTAACAACACCTTTAAATGATATTTTTGTGTAATACTGATCTAGTTTCTTCCGAAGTGCTCCGTCGTTTGCATTAAGTAGTGCTTCGTTATTTCGATCGTTTATAAGATCTTGTCTATCAGCATCAGTAGTTGTTCCAGAATTCCACCACTCCCTTTGCGAGGGTGTCAACCAATCAGGCGGTGGTAAAATTTTACCTGTTGCTCGTGGATTGATTACATTCCCAGCACCACTGTGAAAATTATTGCCTGGTCCTCCTACTATTGTTGTCATTTAAGTGTATTCCTTTATTACTGCTTTTGCTTTGACTCTATCTTTTTCGTAGTATGTCATTTCTTCCCATACTAGTTCTCTATCGTAGGGTATTCGACCACTACCCTTCGTCATTACAAAATCTTCAACGGGAATTAATATAGATGTTTCCCATTCCTCGGAAGCAAGGTCTAGGTATAGACTTTCAACATGATCTGATAGGTATTTATGTATGATTTTTTTAGGTATATCTATTAGTCCTCTTTCTAATTTTAATATTGCTTTTAATCTTGACTTTGGTTTCAGATAATGTAGGTTTGCAGCATAGAATCCTCCTTGATGTGCTTTAAATACATATGCTAAAGGAAACTTGTCATAGTATGGCAACCACTTGCTTTTGGCTTTGTATTCAAAGAAGTATAGATGTCCTTGTTTTACTGTAGTACGTAGTTTGTTACCATCTTGTTCATGAGGATCGTTGGTAGCATCTCTACGTTCATCTGATATTATTTTATCAGGACTCTCTTTATAAATTTGAGCAAGACTATGTAGGGTATTTTTATACCAGGATAAGCTTTGTTGTTCACCCCCTGTCTTGTCTGCTACTTGCTCAAAGAGTGTT